TTGGGGCCATTTGAAGTTCCTCAATGATAATCTTCATTCTTTCCTCAAATTGACCTCTATATTTTGTACCCGCAACAATAGAGTTAATATCTAAAGATACGATTCTTTTATCTGATAAATTTTTTGGACATTGACCATTATGTATCATCATTGCAAGTCCCTCAACAATTGCAGTTTTACCCGCACCTGGCTCACCAATGATTATTGGGTTATTTTTCTTTCTACGAGATAATACTTGTGCAATTCTAAAAATTTCCTTTTCACGACCAATTACAGGATCTAATTTTCCTTCACTTGCCAATTTATTTAAGTCCTTACTAAAGTTATCTAAAACTGGTGTTCCCCCATCGGTCTTTTTTTTACCTTTATCGTTTTCATCCATAAATTCAATCATATCTTTTTGTTTTATTAAAAAATAGTAAATCAAGTTTAAAAAGTATACCTTTTGACAAATTGTCATGGTAAAAAAATACTAACTGACATTTTGTCATATTTTATGGTTTGGCACATATTTAGTAAAAAAAAGTATAAATAATAAACTATAAAAAATAATACTATGTTTAATTTTAGAAATTTTGATAAAATTTTTAATGAAATGTTCTCAGAACGAATGAGTTTAAGTTCATCATTTTTAGATGATAAGAATTGGACTAAAAAAACCTATAAATCCTCAGATGGATCTTTTTCCTATACCTACATGACTCGTAAAACTGAAGGTGATGATTTGATTGATTTAAAAGATAAATTAATTTTGGCAATAGAAGATCAAAATTTTGAGGAAGCTGTTGAGTTACGAGATAAGATAAAAAAATTGGAGGAGAATAAAGAAAAAATATTTGAACTACAATCTAAATTAGACGAATCAATAAAGAATCAAGAATTTGAAAAGTCCATTGAGTATCGTGATCAGATAAACAAGTTAAAATAATTAAGATCCACCCAAAAGGGTGGATTTTTTAATTTATAGAAATATATTTAAAATAAAAATATTATGGCAATCTTAAAAGAAGAATATATTGGTACAAAGATATTGAACGAGGTTCAATCGTCTAATGTTGTAAGAAGTGAATATGATACCGCAACAAAAAAATTAATTGTGGAATTTAAAAATGGGGTTAAGTATGAATATGATAATGTACCACATCAATCATATACGGAATTTAGATCCGCACCATCTCAGGGTAATTACTTTAATTTACAAATTGCAAAAAAATACAAGTACAATAAGATAAGTTAATTTATAATAACGTTGTATTTATATATGATGGATGCAGAATTAATTAACAGTTTTAAAATACAAGATAACCTCAACTCAAAAGTTTGGGAAAAAGATGGTAAATCTTATATTATAAAATCTGAAGTTAGAAAAAAACTTTTAGAAACCTCAAATATTTTTATTGATTCATTAGGTGTTGATGTTATTATCACCGACATAATTATGATTGGATCTCTTGTTAACTATAATTGGTCAAAATATTCAGATATAGATTTACATATTGTTGTAAATTTTAATCAATTTTCTGAAAACACCAAAGATTTGTATTTAGAATTTTTTGATTTGAAAAAAATTATTTTTAACCAAAAACATAATATAAATATGTTTGGGTATGATGTTGAGTGTTTTGTTCAAGATGAAAACACAGAAGCATTTAGTAGTGGGGTATATTCAATTCTTTATGATATGTGGATTAATGAACCTAAAAAAATTAATAAAGAAACTATAGACAAAGAATTAATTAAAGAAAGATCCAAACAATGGATGAGAATTATTGATGGTGTTGTTGACAACATAGAAGACGAAGACCCTGAAGAAATAAAAAATATTGTAAAAAAATATAAAGAAAAATTAAAAAATTTTAGAAATTGTGGATTAGAAAAAGGTGGTGAAATGTCTTTAGAAAATTTGGTATTTAAACTCCTTAGAAGAAATGGTTATATTGAAAAATTATACGACCTACCAACTAAAATTATTGATAAAAAACTATCAATGAAACAATAATAAAATAAAACCAACAAATAAACCTATTTATCGATATATTTATATAGAAAAATAATATTTTAAAAACAAATATGATATGGGAGGATTAAAACCTATTGGAAGTGAGAAATTAGACGGTATGGACAAGATCCGTAGAATTATGGAAATTGCCAGATACAAAGAAAATATACCAACACCAAGAAATGAAGACAAATCATCTGAATATAAGTTGTCTTTGTCTGATGGTAACACATATGAAATAATTAAAGAAAGACAAGGGTATATTATTAAACAAACGATATCTGAATCAGTTTCTGATTATATTGCACCTATGAAAAATAGAAGATATTATTCTTCTTATTCTCAAGCGTTGAAGAAAATGAACTTGATGGCGAGGGAGTTCAATCAACTACACGGTAACGAAAGTGGTACTTCTCTTTTTGAACAAGAGGGTGAAAAAAAAAAAGACACTAAATACGTAATTTCCACATCTAAACAACCTGTAACAACTACCACAACAACAATTGCGGCACCTCCTGTTGCGGCACCTCCTGTTGCGGCACCTCCTGTTGCGGCACCTCCTGTTGCGGCACCACCAACTCCACAACCAATGGAAGAACAAGGTGACCCCGCATTAGATCCTTTATTAGCGCCACAACCTGCACCTGCTCCTGATCCCGCTGCGGCACCTGCCCCTGATCCTGCTGCGGCACCTGCACCTGAAGAAGTACCAATGACTGATGAAGTACCAATACCTGAAGAGGAACCGGCAACTGAAGAGGAAGTTACATTTAAAATAATTCAAAAACTTACAGGTAAATTAGCTCAAAAAATTAGAACTTATACTGGTCAAGAAGAAATGAGTTCAAATGATACAAAATACGTAATCAATTCAATTTTATCGGCACTTGATTTAACAACATTGGAAGAAGATGATGTTGAAGATATAATCTCAAGATTGGAAGGTGAAGAAGAAGAAATTGATGGTGAGGAAGAAGGAATGGAAGGTGAAGAAATGGACACAGAAGGAGAAGGAATGGAAGGTGAAGTAACTGAACCACAACCTGAAACTGAGATGGGTGAAGAATATGATAACTTCGGAGGAGCATTTAATGATTATCTTGGAGCGGCATACACATCAAAAATGTCAGATAATTTAATGAATGAATTTGATGATGAAGAATATAATGAGTATGAAAATGAATACCCAAGACACGGATCAAGAGAAAAATTTAGAAGATATGATGATGAAGAAACATTTGAGGATCTTTTTACTGAGTCTAAAGTAGATAAAATTATTTCAAACTATTTTTCGGTTGACAAAAATGAAAAATTAATAAAAGAACAAAAACAAAAACAAACTTTAAAAAAATTAAACGAAAAAGAAGTTTATAAATTATCAGAATCTATTAAACAAGAAAGATCTTCTTTAAAGTTTATGGAAGAAAATCCAAAAGCAATTTTAGTTGGATCTACCGTTAAGAAAAATTTGGTATTTAAAGAAGGAATTAAAGAATTTAGAATAACACCAAACGGACAAGTTATATGAATAAATTAATTTACATAAATGGTATGGGTCCTAATTATAAGGGTGACAACCTTTATGAATTTATATTCTCAGACACATTAGAAGTTTGGGGTGAAAATTGGGAGTCAAAACCTGCAAATGGTTACCCACTTCCTCCTGATGTTGAATATATTAAACGAGTTGGGATTTTGACTAACGGGGAGATAACATTGGAGTTAGTACAAGACTCTGATGTTTTTTCAGTTATAGACTCAATGGATGGTGTATTAGCATTAGGGTGGGAAAAAGAGAATAACAATGTTGATTTCTCAATCGTCAAAAGATTAGTATTTAAATTTGGTGATTCAGAACAAGACGTAAAAGATAAACTATATGAACGAGATATCGTTCTTGAATTTGAAAAAAAAGTGGTATATGAAAACTAAAGATCACGTTTTAAACTTATTATCTCACGGGTTTAAATTTGACACCGTTGCAAGATTAAATGAGGCACAGGTAAGAGTGTTATCTGAGAAAATTTCTAAAGAGGAAAATAAAGAACAAGTCACAAAAAAAGTGGCAACAACTTATGAGATTTCTCCTGAAACCGCAAAAACAACAGGAGCCGATATTGGTAATGTTAATATAAAAGTTGACCCAACTGGAATGGTTAAAGCGACTGAAATTGGTGAAGACGCAACATTAGATGTTGTTAACGACCCAGATGCTACCGAAGATGGTATGGGTATTTTTGAAAAATTTGAATCCAAATCACAACAAAGATTGTTCTACGCAAGATGTGGTAATGGTAAAACAAAAACAGAAAAAAAATGGTGTAAATGGGCAAAAGAATCTTCTAAAAAAACCGACTATGAAACAACACCTGAAAAAAAAGAAAAAAATGAATCTGATGAAAAATTTATAGAAGAAAGTATTGTTAGATTGATTGAAAAAAATATTAGTCCTAGAATGAGTAAAGGTGATTTAATTCGTACTATTAATGAAAAATCACAAGATTCTATGATATTGAGAAAACCATTAAAAAATACTATGTTTTCAAAAGAATCAGGAATTGAAATGAAACGTATGAAAAGACCAACAATGGGAATGCCAATTATGGGAACAATGGAGGAGAATACTAAAGAAAGAGAGGCTCCCGTAAAAGATCCTGGAATTAAAACTCCACCAAAAAGAAGAGACAATCCATTTAAGAATCCAAACCCTGGTACAAAAGAAAAACCAAGAGGACAAATAAAAACTAAGGATGAAATGAAAAAAGATTTTATTGGATTAATTAAACAGGCTTTAACTAAATAATAATGAAAGATAAATATATACAACATTTAATTAATAAGGTTATTAAAGAAGCTCCTGTTGATTATGGAGATTATCCTGAAAGAATGGATCCAAAAACTCAAAGTAATATTGAGAATCCTGAAAAAAACTTATATGGTAAAAATAAAGCCTTTAGAGGTGGTACGTCTGATGTTGAAAAAATAACATCAAAACGATTTAAAGATATTGTAGATTACGTTAAACGTTATTATGGTATGGTTGATGATCAAGGTAGACCAAATAAGGGTATTAATATTACTGATCCAAGAGTTAAACACGGGATTCAAGTTGAACAATTGAATGCGGTAAGAGAAGTTATGGGAATTGAATCACCTAAAAAAGACGAATTAAAAGATTTAGCCTTAGAAATTTCGGCTAAAGAAGAAGGTTGGTTACCATATAGTAAAACTTTGGAAGATGCAATGGATGAGGGATTGATTGAAAAAGAACCATCAAACGGAGCTGGAACAAAGTATAAATTTGAATTTATTAACGTTGAGGTATTTTTAAACGAAAAAAGAATTAACCCTAACGAATTCCAAATGGAAAAGGAAGAGGAGCCTGAATTTGAAATTCCTTCAAATTTCTCGTTTGATGTTGATGAGTTAACTCCACAAGAAGAATTCCAACTTGAGGTTGAAAAAAGAAATGTTATTAACGCAATTATTCAAGGTAAAGGTAAAAAAGGTCAATTTGCTTTCCAAGCATTTAAAGATAGATTAGATGAAATTGATCCTCGTTTATACCCACTTTATAATAAAATTATGTCGGCAAATGACTTAATGTATTTTACCGATGAGGATTTAATTGAAGCTATGGGTGGTAGTGCCGCTGGATCATCAGGTGTTGATGAAGATGGTGAAGATGAAGACAAAGACTTAGTTATTGCAAATGGTGTTATATTTCCTATTTTATTACATGAGTTAGTTAAAGGTTTTGCCGCAATACCAACAAGAGAACAATGGAGAGGTATGGAACCAGGAAAGGCTCAAGATGTGATGGGACAAACAGATGTATTTTCAAATGAACCAATGCAATTTAGAGTAGGTGGAGAATTAATCACAAAATTAAGATTCCTTTTACCTGACGATTTAACGATAAATATTGAAAATAGAGATTTATTACCATTCTTTGAAAGATTACTTTATGCAGTTCCTGCTGAAGAATTCTTAAAAGAAATTATGGCTAATGTTGTTTCTGAAGACCCAAGAGATAATGATAAAGCAAAACGAAAATTCAATGAATTATTAGTTAAGGCGAAAGAAGATTACAAAAAATATAAAGGTGATGGGGACGATGAAGACTATGAAGATGAGGATGAAGATGATGATATCTTATCTAAATTAGGTTTCTAAATTAAACTACAAATACTTAAAACCCCCTTTTATTAAAATAACTGGGGGTTTTGATATTTATATATAAATGTCTTATGGGTTTAACTAAAGAACAGGTAATGTTGGAATATGTGAAGTGTATGAAAGATACTCCATACGCATTAAAAACATATCTACAAACATACGATAATACAGTTTCAAAATACGTACCATTGGAGTTATTTCCCGATCAGATATCGTTATTAAATGACTATGAGGAATATGAAGAGAATATTGCGTTAAAATATCGTCAGGCGGGTGTGTCTACGGTAACAGGTGCGTGGATATCAAAAAGGTTGGTATTTGCTAAAAAAACACAACCTGAAAAAATCCTTATTATTGCCAACAAATTGGATACATCAATGGAAATGGCAAATAAAATACGTACGTTTGTTGATCAATGGCCAAGTTGGGTTGGTGCGGGATTCTCAAATGATAAAAATTCACAAAAACACTATAAATTAACAAATGGGTCTGAGGTAAAGGCGGTAGCAACATCAAAAGATGCCTTGCGTGGTTTTACCCCCACAATTCTTGTATTTGATGAAGCCGCATTTATTGAAGCGGATGGTGATTTTTGGGCGGCTTGTATGGCGTCTTTATCCACAGGGGGTAAAGTAATTGTGGTTTCAACACCAAATGGTTATGACCCGATTTATTATGATATATATGATCAAGCATTAAAGGGAATGAATAACTTCAAAATCTCTGAGATGTTTTGGTATAGAGATCCAAGATATTCAAAAGATTTATTTTTAGTTCCAACTGAAGATTTAGTTAAATATCTTCTTAATAAAGAAGAACAGGATGAGAGTAAACACATATCCTTTGCTCACATTGACCCATATAAAAGGGATTATGATGAATTAGACTCATATTTCAAGAAAGGATATAAACCATGTTCTACTTGGTATGAGAAAATGGTTAAAAAACTTAAATACGATAAAAGAAAGATTAACCAAGAGTTAAATTGTGAATTTTTAGGTTCGGGAGATAACGTATTTGAGAATAGTCAATTAGAATA